GTTTTCTTAAGGACAAAGGTTAGGGAGAAATATGTAATTAAAGCAGATGATTTATTGAAAATGCTGAAGGCATGTGAATCTTTGTGTATTACATATCTTTGGGATGGTTCGTATAAATATCCGAAATTTGAGACGATGATGAAAATAATCAAGTATGACATGGTGAAATGGAGTAAATATAGACTGGAAGAATATGATTGCGATAATTTTGCAGTTAGTTTTGCTGGATTTGTTCCATTTGTATACGGTATAAATAATGTCGGAATTGCAGTTGGGCGGATTGTTGACGATGTTGGTCATATTGGATACCATGCATGGAATATATTTATCGCAAGAAAGAATGATGGGACTCCAGAGGTATATATGTATGAGCCTCAAACAGGTAAATTTTCAACATATAAACATGGTAGAATAGGAAAATGGAAGTATGAACCGATTTATGTGATTTGGGGTTAGATATTTATAAATATTGGAGTATAAATTATAGGCGAGATGATGAACATGCCTGATATTGATGAACGTGTGCTGAAACTTGAACGTGATTTTGAACGATTTCGGGGAGAAATCAAGGAAGCTATTGGTAATATAAGAGAAGATATTAAAGAATTATCAACACTTGTAAAAGAAATGGTCGATGAACAACATGATTTGGATAAAGTGGTTGAACGCAAGTTTGTGAAATATAATAATTATTCGGAACGATTTGTAACAAAACTGGAGCACAATAATGATATAATGTTATTGAAAAATAAACTAGATAATATTGAGCGTGAGCAGTCATATAGCGATAAACTTCAGGATAAAATATTGAGATATTGGAGTATAGTGTTGACGATTATTTTAATCGTCTATTATTTTGTATATATGGTTGGTGGTGGATAATGGAGATAAGTACCGTTGTTGTTATTAGTGATACGCATGTTGGTAAGAAAACTAAATCATATAATGTGGATGTGTTTAGACAGCGTATGGGTAAATTATTGAGGAGTGTTTTAGATTTTAAGAATGAAATTAATAAGGCTTATAAAATGCCTGATATTCACATATTCTTACTTGGTGATATGATAGATGGTGAAGCTATATATGGTGGGCAAGGGTACAATACTGATTTGAATGTAGATGAGGCAATTGATGTTTTCGTTGATACTTTTGATTGGTTTACTGAAGGTCTGTTGGACAGGTATAGGAAAGTTGATATTCATTGTGTTTATGGGAATCATGGTAGAGCGAATAGAAAGGGTATTACGAATTGGGAACTTATGTTGTATAAAAGGTTAAGAGATATATATAGGCACAATAATCAAGTTGATGTACATGTTGGAGATTGGTATCATATAGCAAGTATAAGAGGTTGGAAGTATTTATTAATTCATGGCGACCAAGTTTATATGTATCAAAACATACCTCTCTACGGTATTATTCAGAAAGCAATGCGTTGGTATAGTGGTGGCATAGATGAGCAGTTCGATGTTGTTTTATTGGGGCATTTCCATACGTTTAGTCGTTTGGATTGGAATAATATTACGATTCTTATTAATGGTACAATGGTGTCTGATGATGATTATGTTGCGAAAATGGGCTTAAAATCTCAAACAAAGTTTTGGATGTTTGGTGTATCTCGTAGTAATAAGATGTTGTGGGCACATGATATTGAGGTAGGTTAAAATGAATATTATTAGTGAAATCAGGAAAATATTAAAACAGTTGGGATGGAAAATAGAAATTGTTCATAGTAATGATAGAGTTAAATATCCTAGAGCAGGTTTCATGCCCCGTACTGTTAAGGGGCATAATATTTTATATATTAAGGGTGGACAAACGGCATTAGCTAGATGGGGATTATTTGAAATTATCATGCATGAAATGGCTCATTACAATCTTAGAGAACGTGGGTATGAAAATTGGAAAAGTCATGATGAGGAATTTATGAAAGAGTATTTTAGGATTCGGGATAAGTATGAAAAAATATTTGATAGGTATGATAAAACGAGGTGATATTGATGGGTATTATTGAATATATTAAAGATAAACTGTTCACAAAAGGGGATAATGTATCAAGTGATGATGAGTATTTTGCGATATATGGTGGAATGAATCCTAGACCAGTATTGGATGATTTTAAAAAGATTATTCCATATGACCAGTCGTTTAGAGAGCCAAATTTGACAACATTAAAAATAGCGAGATATTTATTTAATAATAGTGATGTTGTTAAAACAATAATTAGGAGTATTGTTGATGAGACAATTAAAAATGGTATATATTTAAAACCTAAATTTGCTAGTAAGTGTGAGGATTGTGGAGCTGTATATGAAGAGCGTGTTGATAAATGTGAGAAATGTGGTTCTACAAATATAGTAGAACCTGATGAAAATGAGTATAATAAATTAATGGAGTGGATGGGTAATATAAATGAAAACAAACAGAAGTTACTCGATTTGTTATATGGGTTTGCAGTCGATTTAAATGTTTATGATAATGCTTTTGTTGTTGCTCATAAGAAATATTATTTTAAAAATGGTAAAGTTGTAAAAAGTGAAATCAAAGAGATTATTAGGGGTTCACCGTTTGTGATGCAAATAATTATGAATAGATTTGGTTCTTATGGTAGAGATGATAATGGGAATTATTTGATGGTTTGTCCAAAACACAGGAATAAACTTATAACTGTTAAACCAGATGATTATGAGAAAGGGAATATTAAATGTCCAATTTGTGGCACTGAGATGTTTGAGGCTCATTTCAGAGCGAAGCTTAATAGTAATATTATAGTATATTATTCTGGGGATGAAGTATATTTTGATACAAAGAGTGAGCATAGTGTGGGATATGGTACACCGTTGTTAATGTCTGTGTGGCAAAAGGTTATGATTTTGATGAAAATGGATGAATATGTATTATATAGTTACTCTTTGAGAAGACCACCAGCTGGTTTACTGATAATACGAGGAAATCCAGCTAAAGTTTACAAGATGTGGAAACGTATTGAAGAGGAGAGAGCAAAGAACCCATATAGCTTAATACCGTTTGCGATTGATAATCCTAATTTGATGAAAAGCACGAGACCAGCGGAATTTATAGATATGAGTTATAGGGCTGATGATATCAATTTCATTGAATATAGAAATGAATTAAGAAGAAGTATTGGTGCTACCTTTGGTGTAATGCCATTATTCCAAGCTGATTATTCAACTGGGGTTGGTTTGGCTAATGAGGGACTTCAGATAACTGTTACAAATAGGGTATTGGATAGGGAGCAATATAGATTGAACGAAGGAATATTGAAATGGATTGCTAAACAGTTGGAGATTGAAGATTGGGAGATTAAGTTGGTTCACCATGAAGAGAAAGATATGAAGGCAAAGATTGAGAGGGAGATGTTAAGAATACAGAAAGCTCAGGCAATGAAAACACTTGGTTATGATGCTATAATGTTTGAGGGTGAAGACGGTATAGATTTCAAATTTGTTAAATCTGAAGAAAAGACAACAAAACAAGAAGATAATAAGATTAATATGAATAAACCAGAGGATAGATTTCAAGGAGAACCCGAAAGAGGTAGAATGTCAAGTGGTACAGCTGACAGATATCAAGGACAACCACAGATAGTTAGGAGAAAGCGTAGAGATGCGTCAGATAAGGAGGTTGAAGGGGCGTGATTATTGATAACATAAGAAATTTTGTGCGGAAGTCATTAATTGGTGGATATTCGTGGTTTACTACTGTATTAGATGATGATGATTTGGATATATTGGAAAAAGGTAGAACATATTATATTACAAAAGTTACAAAAGGAATGCGAGAATGGGCATTATTTAAAGTTGATAGGTGGAAGTTTTATACCGATTTAGATGAAGAGGTAGCTAAAAAAGTTAATGAAGTTTTGGTACATTCATTCGTCAATGGATGGTTTGTTAGGAAAGGTAAAGTTATTGAAGAATTGGTAAATATTGGATTGGATAGAGATAAGGCAGAGACAATAGCGATGACTGAATTAAGTAATTTAGCAAATAGTGTTAGAGTTATGTATTATCAAGAGAGATTGGGTATTAACAAATTTGAGTTTGTTAATAAAAAAGATGATAAAGTATGTGAGAAATGTAGGAGAGTTGCAGAGCTTACAAAGGGTGGTGTTGAAATTGAAATGTTACGGGAGTACATAGCTAGTATCGGTGGGGGTAAAAGTAGGGAATATACGGTTCATCCACGGTGTAGATGTGTTGTTAGAGGTGTTAGAAAGAGGTGAATATTATGAGTGAAGATATTATTAAACAAGAAATTGATAATGGTGATGTCATTGATGCGAATAAATATGTTACAGAATCTATGAAAATAACTGTTACTAATGAATCGGATAGACTTGTTAGTGGTTGGGCTAGTGTTGAAGTTGTTGATAAAGATAATGATATTTTACCAATTAGTGTATTGAAGTCTGCAATGATTAAATACATGAAGCGTGGTGGGGATGTTCATTTTGCACATTCTATTGTTAAGGTTGGTAAAATTGTGCAGTGGGAAATAATGAAACATCCAGATACAAGTAAATGGGGTGTATATATTGTTGCACAAATATTCGATGATTATGCTACAGATAATGCGGTTTGGAATGCAATTAAAGAGGGCAAACTTACAGCATTTTCGATTGGTGGGAAAGGAAAATCAAAGGATGTTTTAAAAGATGATGTTGTTATTAGAGAATTTGAGCAAATTGAAATTAGTGAAATTAGCATTGTTGGTAGTCCTAGAAATCCTTATGCTAAAATAGAAGAAGTTTCTTTGGCTAAAGGACAAATTGAACTAGATTATGAAAGTATTTTAAAGAGTCTTGATTTTGGTGATATGCTTGAAATTTTCAATACTCGTCTAAATGCGGTGAGTGAAGATGAAGAAGTATCGAGAATAGTGGATATTTATAAAGGTGTAGTGCATAACATATTACATAGTGGTGCGTCAAATGATGTTAAAGTAGATGTATTGTTAGATGTTATGAAATCTTTGTTGGTGGTGGTATCGTTGGGAGAAGAAAATAAAATGGAAGATATTAAAAAGGATGATGAGGGAATTGATACAACTATTGAAATAAACAATTCTCCAGATGCTGTTGATAGTGTATACGAAGCGGTTGGCGAGAAACGTGTTGATACTATTGGATTGAAAGAAAAGGTAGAAGAGCTTGTAAATCTTATCAAAGCTAAAGTGGATAAAGAGAAGTATATGGAAGGTAGCCATTTTAAAGAAATGTCATGTCCAGATGACCCTGATACCAAGTCAAGATTTTGTGGTTGTGTTAGATACATGATGGCAACTGGTAAGAGTTTGGAAAGTGCTAAACGTATATGTGCATATATAAAGAGGTATGTTAAGAAAGGAGATGAATATCATTTTGTTGTCGATATGTTCGGTGATGATATTGAATTATCTCTAACTGAGCTAGAAATTTTTGTTGACGAAATTGAAAAAGCAAAGGAAATGGTAAAAGGTAAATTTCGTAGAGAGGGTGATGAAAGCAAATGATTTGAGACCACCAAAGAAATGGTTTTACCATTGTGTTGAACGTGTGATGAATGAGAATGGTGTTGATGAAGATACGGCTCGGAGATTATGTGGGTGGATATTTTATCATCAAATGAAAACGAAACGTCCATCTGAATCTGAGCCTGATGACCCCAGAACAGTTGGAGCAAGACGAAGAAAACAAGTTTGGTTGAATGAACGGGATAAGAAAAAGAATTGAGGTGTTTGGGAATGGGTGAAAATTTTGAGATTGTTGAGGAAAAATTAAAGGAAATTGAGAAAAAACTACAAGATATAGAGGATGTTATAGATAAGTTGGTCGAAGTTCAGAAAGGATTAATATCTGTTATGATTGATAATTTCGACGAGATTAAGAAAGGGATTAAAACAGATGTTGAAGAAAAGATTGAGGAGAAAGTTGAGGAAGATAAAGTTGAGAAAGCTGAAGACAATACCAATGAAGTTACCGAAGAGGTAACTGATAAGGAAGCAGAGGAAACAATTGAGAAAGCGGAAGTCGAAAAGAAAGCTGAAGAGGAAGTTAAAGAGGAAGCCAAAGATGAAGAAGTTAAAAAGGGCGAAACTGAAGAAAAAGAGGAATTTGATGATGTTTCAGAGACTCCAGTTGTTGATGCGATTGATATCGAAAAAGGTATAGACGATGAGATTTTTGAGATTTTGGACGGTAGAGGAAATCCTGATAAGGTGTTTGAATTACTTAAGAGGTGAAAGAAATGTATAGAATATTGAGTTTAGCTGAGCTAAAAAAGTGGTATCTTGAAGGAGAGAGTGGTGTATTTTGGGATGTTGAAGGAATAACAAAGGGTACAGGTGCAATACAAACTACACTTGGTGCTGATTATCTAAACAAGACTTATGGTATGCTAGTGTGGTCTTTACTCAATAAAGAAGCAAATGCTTTTGGTATGTTACCAAAAACAGATTTTCCAAGAAGTGGTTGGAGAGTTGAAGTAGCTTTACCAACTACGTATGCGAACATTGTGTTTGGCGAAGGTGATACTCTTCCATCTGCAGTACTTCCAGAGTATGCTAGAATGGAAGCAGATATTAAAAAGGCGGCACTTCCGTTTGAAATTAGTAAGAAAATGCTATTAAAGAGTAGGAGTAAAGATGATGCAGTCGTTACAGTTGACAGACTTAGGAAAGAGTATGCCCAGAATTTTGTAAAGCTAATAAACATGATGATAATGAGAAAATATTTCGGTGAGAACTTTACAGATGGTTCAGATTGTGAAGACCCATCAACAACCACAAACTACATACTTCCACTAGACAGAATAGTTTCAAGCTCTGCAGAGGCATCAGCACTACAGGTTGCAGGTAGAGAAGATGTTTACGGAGTTGATAGAAGTGCAGATAGTATATACGATTCAGTTGTTAAATATTCATCCGAATCAGGTGGACAGGCACTTACTACAGATTTAATACTTGATGCTCTTGCTGAAGTTTGGGAAAGAGGGGGAAGACCAAATGTTATGCTTACTGGTGCAAAGACATATGCATACCTACTTAGCATGTACGAGACACTTACAAGATATGCAAAGACTGAGATGAGATATGCAAGAGGTAGTGTTAACGGTGTACAGACACCTGAGGGTGTTGACGTTGGAATGAAAGTGATGTCTATATTCGGAATACCTATCATAACTGCAGTAGATACACCTGTTGATAGAAGTTCTAGCAATGGTCTAAACAGGCTATATATACTTGATACATCAGACCCTGAAGGAAATGGATATCCAAGACTTGCTATATCTGTTGCAGAACCACCTAGATACTATGAGATTGATAACCCACTTGTTAACAACAAGACAACCACAAGAGGTATCTACACATTCTTTGGAGAAGTAGTAGCAAGAAACCTAAGAGTTCAGGCAAAGATTAGAGATATTGTTAAGGCTTGATGCCTTTTAATAATATTTGGGGTGATAAAATGTTGAGGGAATTTCCAGATATTATTCGGGCTGACTATGTCGAGGGGACAGTTACGGCAAGTTCAGTTGGTGCTGGGTCTTCAAGTGTTGTGAGTTTTGATATTGGTAGTAACAGTGTAGCAATTGTTGTTGGAATTAAAACCGATACTTCAGATGCGTCTGTTGAATTTGTGCGAATTGCCGAAGATTTGCATACTATTTATGTTAAGGCTATTAATAATAGTGATTCAGCTCAGGATATTGTAGTGAGTTATAAAGTATTGGTGATTAAGAAGTTTTAGTTTCTTTCTTTTTAAATATTATTTGAGGTGAATGGTATGGTGAATGTGGCAAAATTGTATATAACACCAGATGATGTGAGGGAATATTTGAATGTTGATTGGGTAGAAGGTGCATTTTCTGACGAAAAATTGATAAAGCGTATTATTAGGGCTATGGAGAATGTTGACCATTTAACAGCGAGCACATGGAATGGTAGAGTTAAAGAAATTAAAGAAATATTTGATATGGGTGTTTGGCGAACAGGATTTTTGGTTGGTAGAGGTGTTCCGATTACTCTTAGTAGAGAGGCGATTACACAAATTATAAGTGTGCAAGTATTATTTGGTAACTCTTATAGGGAATTGGTAGACGATACAAATAGATGGACTTTACTTGAGAGTGGAAAAATATTTATAAAGGTTCTCGATGTTGATTGGGGTGGAGATGAAATAATTATTACATATCGGTATGGGCATACTGATTTACCCGAAAATGTTAAGGAGTTGACATTGTTATATGTTGTTAGGGAATTGTTATCAGTTGAACAAACTATTGTCGAAATGCCTGAGAACAAATTAGCTGGTATTTCTTGGGAAGATACTGTTAATTTGATAAACAGTAGAATTCAGCAACTTGAGGATATATTAGCACAACCAAAATTTGCAAGTCAGATTATATATGATAAAGATACGGAGTGAGGTGATTGATGTGGTTATATGGGTATTTGTACCTTCTGTGGTGAAATATAATATATCAGATGAGGTTGTACGTACATTTGATGGTGTCAATGATATTGTTATTGTCAAGGAATTAACAAATACTGTGATTTATGATTACTCTAATAAAGCGTTAGTCAATAAAGCAATAACGAGCATAAAGAAGAACATCGATGCATGGTATACCGAAAGCTTTAAATATGATAAGGACAAAATATATATTGTGTTGGTTGGTGGCATATTGCATGCTATAGCAACAGTGAAAGCACTTGCAAAATACCCAGAGGTTGTCTATGATTTTTTAGTGTACGAAAAGAAGCTTGGTAAATATGTGGTATTGGATGGTGAGTCGTATGAAGTTATTGGAACATATATGGATGAAACGGCTGAACATGAGGATGATATTAGTTGAAGGTAGCACTGGTATCCATACGGCTGTTATTTGGAATGGTGAACCTTTTTGTTCTTGCATTGGGTTTTTAACCCATGGACATTGTAAACATGTTAGATTATTAGAGGTGAGGGATATGTTGAAGGCTGAAAGAATATTAGATGGGATTGAAAATTTTTTGGAATTACCTAGCAGTTTGGAAGTTATGAATAAAGCTTTCTATGGATTTCCGTATAATTCAGATGAACTATTTGGTTTTTACGCACCACCAGAAATAGGCAAAACAAGATTTATGCTACAAGAGGCATGGTTTTGGGGGACTCTTGGATATAAGACGTTGTGGGTCGATACTGAAGGTGGAATAATAAAATATATACAGAATAATTATGAGACTTTTGATAAGAAGTTCGAGGGTGGTTTATCAAATATATATATAGAGAGAAGAAAGACAATTGAAAGTTTGTTTGAATTGTTTGGCGTAAAAGTGTTTATTGCTGTTAAGAAAGCAAGTGAGAAGAAAGATAAAGCAACTGC